ACGAGGAAGTAGCCTCTATAACGGGAGGATGGCGTAATGGAGAGTTAATCATCATCGGTGGAAGACCTTCTATGGGTAAGTCTAGTCTTGGTTTGCAATACGCTTGGAACGCCGCTCGTTACATGCGTAATCTAGATGAGAAGGTCGGCGTATTGATCGTGAGTGCTGAGATGTCCAAGGATATGGTTACAGCACGTATGTTGTCGATCTACAGTGAAGTAGACAGCCAAGTTATTCAGACTAAGAAGCTGAATAACTACCAGAAGGATAAGTTACAGGTTGTAGCTCAGGAGGCTAAGTCACTTCATGTTAGGATTGTCGCAGATAAAACTGTCACCCTTGGAGGAATCCGTGACGCAATTAGAGATACCCAAAAATCATTTAATGTTGGCTTGGTGGTTGTTGATTACTTACAGATGATTGCAATGCCTTCATCCTACAAGTCTGAAAACAGGACACGTGACATCGGTGTTATCAGTCGTGGGTTGAAGGATATCGCTCGTGAGTATCAATGTCCTGTCATTGCACTGTCTAGCCTATCGAGGGCTGTAGAGCAACGGCAGGACAAGCGACCAATGATGTCAGACTTGAGAGAGTCTGGAGATATCGAGTCCGATGCTGATGTCATACAGTTCATCTATCGTGCTGGCTACTATGAGCGTAGTCAGGATGGCGAGCAGGATGACGAGGATAAGGCAGAGATCATCACAGCAAAAAATAGGAACGGAAGAACTGGTATCAGTCTCCTTACATTCCAAACCAAATTTGCTCGCTTCAGTGAGTTTAGCTTAGGTGCTTTTGACCTTTAGGTAAACTTTCTTCTGATCACTGTTGGCAATGCAATCAAGATTAAAACTACGAGCAATATCTCGTACGGCTGCATATGCGACACCATCTCGTACAACACATTGAAGGGCCAGTGGTTTACCATTGTAAACTGGCCCGTCTTCCCAAGCCAATGTATCGTCAGACCCAGCAACAAGCCTGACAAACTCCCGGACAGGAGCGAACGTGCGTCCATTCTGCAGAAATGCATTGATGTGTTTGTCTCCGTAAACAATCTTCCAATCAGTGCCCTCGACTATCAAGCCCCAAGGATTGATGAAAAACACATTGTCACGATTACGACCAGCAAAAACATTCTCTCGTTTAGCAACCATAAAACCATTACGGCTACCATTGTTATTACTGTTACCCTCGATGGAGATCAAGGTTCCGGATTCAGAGTAACCTGCGACAATACCGATGTGATAAGCATCGTTGTTAGAAACCAGAAGAACAAGGTCACCCGGTCTACCCTTAGTCGATAAGGATTTATGCTTTTTAGCACTAGCAAGCCAAACATCACAGTCGGCACTAATGCAAAGAGGCTAATCATATCCAGTCTGCACCTCCCATTCTAATGCAACACCACTTACAAATGACGCACACCAAAAGCTACCAATTGGTGCATGAGCATTCATATTCCAGCGATCTATCAGCGGACCGCGATTGCTACCAACAGGGCTTTCTGTCACACCAATATACTTATTGGCGATATCAAGAAACGTCTCAGTTAATCCACTCATTGTTTTCGTCCATGCCACAACATATCAATGGAAGCACCAAAGTCTAATCCGTTAAACGTTTCTCGCATATTCGGATACTCAGATGTTTCTTCATATTCCTTGATGAGTTTACGACGTGAAGAACTACCCTCACGAACATTCAACCATTCTTCATATGACTCGTCGTATTCCTTTGCTCCAGAACCAGCAAAGTTGATTGCCCACTTGAATAAATCAAGAGCAACATCCTCTTCCGTCAGTTCAACATTTTCACCGCTGACTAATCGCTTATGCTGCTTGGTTTCAATATCTTGCAACATATCTCTGAAAGTAACGTTACTTACAGAGTTAAGCACAAAGTTAGACAACTCATCTGGAGTAATCTCCATAAAAAACCGCCTTGGGTCACCTTCAGGTAATCCGTCAATGGTTTTCTGTCGCCACATTCGATATGCCTCATTGGAAGCAAACGCATCCTGTCCACCGTACGTTTTTCCAGTTTGAGCCATTCTAGCAGTCTGGATAATTGGAGCAAGCTGATTCGTCACGAACTGCTTAAACGTCCAGTCAGGTAAGTCTCGCCACGATGATCCATCTTGGCTAAACAACACTTTGAAGAAATGTTCGGTTTGACGCAGAGACCTACCAGTAGCACCCGGCATGGTCATCTGGTACTTCTTACCCCATGGTGTGGATATCTTCATAAATCCACTGTCGTACACAAAGTTATCAAACAACAGTTTGATGCCTTCTTCTTTTTGTTCGTCATCTCCTGATCGAATACCATTGATTGCAGCCATCATTGCAGGAATGATTACTGGCATGTTTGTCATGGTCTTAAGTGCCATAGAACTTGCGTAGGCTTGGGCAACACGTTTAACAATATGTCGTCGCACACCAGCATCCCATCCATCAGGCCCTACGCCGTATAAACTACGTTCCAACTTTACATTGGCAACTTCTCTTCCTAACACCTTAGAAGACAGTGCGTTAGCTCCGGACTTTAATGCAAAAATCGTGTATCCAAGTAATGGGTTTAACAACATACGACTACGTGCGTAACGTGATGAGATAAACAAACTTGAAACAGCTTTTTGTAAAAGTGCAAGTGACTTCACATCACTGTAATGACCAGATTGATTACCAACTAAAAGATTGGTTGCTTCAGCATATTGACGACGTAGATTTTCTCGATAGTTGAGAATGCTCTGCGAGTCATTAGCTGGAAGAGCTTCACCTCTTGCGCTACGCTTGTTCCCAGTAGGCACAGCGTTCTGCGTTAACATCCACATACGCTGAAAGTCAATCAATGAGCCTAAATCCTTGTAAAAGACGTTAGCTCGTTCAATAGGTGCTAAATGTGGAACAATCCTTTGAGCAACTTTAGTGTCACCGTAGTAATCGCTAAGCCTGTAATTTAAAGGGACATCCTCCTTGGCCATATCTGGATTATTAATCAGTGCGTTCTTCCACTCTTTGTGCCATTTAAGATACTCAAGGTTAAGTCCGTAATCTTCCAACATCTCCAAAGTCAAGCCCGGAGTTTCTGCTAACACTCGTTCCATTTCTAGATGGACGTAGTTATCACCCCACGAACTTAACGGGATGCCCATATTTCTGACAGTGTCAGCAACACCACCACCCATATTTGGAATCATAGAACCTAATGCTCTATACGCCGTTGCTGGCCCCATTGATCTGTGTGTAGGTTTAGCCAAGTGCTCAACCATAGTCAATGGGTTTACAACCATCCATGACTGGTTAGATGCAACTCCAAGGTCACCACCAAGTTGCAAATATCGCGCAGCTCCACTAACTTCATTCCAGAGGTTTCCTACAAATCCTAAAAAGCCGTGAACTCCGGCCATGTTAATGCCACCACGCATCTGGTATACACCACGTTCATCGGCATCAATTTCAACCTGATCAGGCTTTAATGATGGGTCTGGTACGACTTCAACAGTGTCAGACGTAACGTCATTTGCATTGGCATCAAATCCAGTATTCATTGGAGCTTGAACTTCATCTGCCAACATCATTGGGTCATAACCGTTAGAGAACAACGAGCGGTTATTCCACATTCCGGGGTCTGCCGATAATGCGTTTTTACCTTGTGGTGTTTCCACATCTTTAAACACATTAGGAGAATCCGGGGAAGTCTCGTTAAGTAGTTGTTCTCCTGCCAGCAATCGCCTTGCGACGTAAACCTCTACCGGCGCAATTTTTCGGTCGTTATATCCAGCAGCAGTAAACACAAAGTCGTTTAGCGTTCGACGTATTGGAGTAGGTTCATTTCCAACTAAACCTAAATCAGAAATCTTTAACTTGCCATCCGGCATCAACGTTAGTTCCAAGTGTCTTGGAAGATTATTGTGGTAACGACCAGTAGGATCGTTTTCAATAGCGTCCAACACTTGATCAAAGTTTTCAAACTTAAAGCTGCGTGAGAAACTACCACGTGGCTCCAACGGGTCAGTACCCCATGAGTGTGGCAATGGAACTGTAACTACAACCGGCCTGTCGTACTGTTTGCGAGTCTCTAATCCTTGTATAGCATTAAGGATAACACTAACAGAGTGAACCTTACGTCCATTAGACATAATGGTTGACAGTCGCGTTTTCAATCCGGGAGCCAAGGCTTCTTCTGATCCAACACCAGATACACGGTATGGATGTTGTTCATCCGTGCTGTCAAATATCACATCAGTCTTTTTATAGTAGTTGCCTTCCTCGTCTCCTCCAAAGAACAACTGCTCCGTATCAGATGAACGATTACGCTTGTTGTTAGGCTTCTTCCAATAGTTAGCAACTGCTTCTGTACCAGCAACGCCATTGTGAACATTTCGGCCTAGCGTATACGTTGCTTCTCCAGTTGTAGGATTGACTCGTTTAAATGCAAACCTAACAGTATTAGTTGCTTGGTCAACTGCCAATAGTAAGTTTCCATCTTGTCCGATCTGTGCCTCAGATCGTAAGTCTTGAGAATACTTATTGGCTTTACCACCATGCTTCAATATGACAACTGGATCTTTAGAACCAGCTGGCCACATAACATGCTCAATAGAGTAATCACCATATGTCTTCATGGCACTAGCTCTGCTGTTGATATCTAATGCCATCATGTGAGCAATAGAGGATACGCCAGCATATTCATCGCCATGAACATTTTCACCAATGTTCTGCAATACCTTTCCTAAAGGCATGCCCTTTAACGCTGCATATGTCCTAGCAGCATTAACAATCAATGCACGTTGATTTTGCACGTGTGGCATCATTTGCAAATTACTTAACTGCAAACTAGAGTTGAAGTTTGTAACTCGTGCGCCAACAGCAGTAGATGTCCACGGTGCTTGAGATCCAGCAAAATCACGCACAATACCAAACATAGTGTCGTTGGAATAAGCAACCTTTGTGTTTCCGGCTTTACTGCCAGCAAGGATCGCTTGCTTTATCTTTGGTATATGTTTCTTTTCGATACCAGCCTTTGTAAGTGCGGATTCAAATTGCTTGATATCTTGCGACTGCAATAAAGCATTTCCGACAGCATCAGCAATGTCATTTGGGTTGTCAAAGTTATTGTTGAAGTAATCGTACAACGCTGCGTTTGAAGCTAATAATGCTTCTGACTCAGGCCTAGCAGTTCCATCTAACGTAGAGTAGAACATTCCCGGCGCACCCTTGACATTACCATCGCTGGAAACTAAGAACCGGCTAGTAGTGTAAGGAGCGTCATTTGCGTCGTCGTATGGGACGATACGCACATCGTCTGCATTTAATGCAAACATAGACCTACGTGCATTGTCTATTCCGTCATCAATTGATTGGCGAACCGCTGCTTGTTCTTGTGGAGTGTAAGTAGCATCTACCCAATCTAAAACATCAGCGTGAGCTTCTCGGTCGTACTGGTTGATCTTGTTACTAGCATTTAAGCCAGACAACACTCCAGCTTCATACTCAATAGTGCCTTCATAAGCATCCATTCCGTGATCGAATGTATCTTCATTCTTAACGGGCATTTCATCAACGTTAGATAGAACTCGAACAGCTCGCTCTTTTAATTGATCAAAAGATACTTTATCTACACGACCAACCATTGCTGATGCTTTAGCAGATGTTTTTCCCCAAACGTTGTACAAAATCGAGGAAAGGTTTGAGTTCCAGTTAGGAGCTTGACCAGTGACCATAGCATCTTGAGTAATGTTCTTCCCACGCAATATAAAGTAGTCAGACTTTATATTTGCTTCTTTGCCAATGGTAGTTAAATACGCTCGATCAATTACTAACTTATCTACAACCACTCCATTAACAGTATTGGTAGGTATGCCATTTTCAGAGTCAAGTTTAAAATACTTGACACCATTGTAGATAGCAGCATGTTTACCTATTAACTCAGCTGGAATAGAAGACAACTCAACCAAGTTACCTCGTACTACAAATGAAGTACTGGATGTAATCTTACTAGCACCCGGTATACGAGTACGACCGGCTTCTAAACTAACACGGCTATTTGATCCTTGTAGTGGGTCAGAACGCTTGGCCCCATCTGCGTAGCGCAATACTGGAATGTCACGAAACAACGTTTTGTTGTTAGCCATAACTAATGACGGCGTATTCAACATAGAGATCGTTGTTTCCAATGGCAATGTTGCGTACTGTGTTTGACCTTTTTTTGTTGTACTGACAAACGACGTAAATGGAAGTTGCCATCTATGTTGGTAACCAGTAATGACCTTGCTTTGATCACGAGACACAACCCAATCAGCTTGGTTATATCTACCTTGTGACATCATCACTGCTGCAGTACGAGCAAACTCACCTACACGAGCAAATACACCTGTTGCAGATTCGGCAATGTCGTAGTTGCTATTAAAAATCGTAGGGGTGTTCATCGCCCCACTCATCAATGTAGTGGCAGCTAATTCATTGACTACAGGACTTGTGTAAAGGAAGTTAGATGTATCTCCATCCATATCGATCATATTGAAATACTCAAAGTCGTTGAGATTGTTTTGAGCTTCAATCAAATCATCGCCAGTAGCAACTCTGACTGCTTCCTTTAATTCCGAATACCTTGCGTTCATCTCCTGCTTCATAGCAGTCAACTTAACAAGGGTTCGTCCGACATCAGTATTTGTTTGGCCGGTAATGTCATGCATCTGCGTAACAAGATTAATAGCAAAATCTAACTTGTCTGCATACGGCAACGTATGAAATACACCATGGAACATTTCGTGCGCCAAACTAGCTACATCACGTCCTTCATCACCTTGCCGATTAAGGTGTAGGAGTAAGTTGACTTGAGCACGATTGGATGCACGGTTTTTGTTTTTCTGTGCAGTCATAGACGCAAACGATGTTGCAATATTACTTGCAGGAGAGAAGTCGCTTGCCTTTGCTGTACTTACTAAGACACGAGCATTAGTCGTATAGAACTCATGTTGAACTTGAGCGGCTCGGTGTGTGTATACAAACGTTTCAAGCTTACGTCCATACTCAACATCACCTATACCAGTAAACGCTTCGGTGATGACACTCTTAAATGAATTACCCGTTTGATAGATCAACGGCTCATTACCATTTACATGGTTAATTAATTCATTGATTACAGCACGACGTTCTGGTGTCGCACCCTTGGCTACTTCTGTAAGCAAAGACACTATGTGCTGGTTTGCTGATTCAATATTGCCACTAGCCATCTGGTAGTCAACGTGACGCAATGCATAACCATACGCATGCATGTCGTAAACATCAGCCAATGAAGCTGCCATTTGATCAACTAATGCCTTCATCTGAGGCGATTGACCATCAACGTTTAAAGCATTGCGGAAGATCAACGTCATGCCATTTTTACCATAAGCACTTTGTTGATTTAAGTTGACAACATCTCCAGAAGGAGTCTGTCCATACAACACTGATGAATCAGGCATTCCTTGTAATGGAAGTTTCCATGTTGCATTACGGAGAGTTGTTTGACCATATTCATTGAGCCATGTAGACGATTCTTTTACGGCTTCATTAATGGAATCAAATACATCTTGGCTAATAGATGTCGGCTTTGTAGGAGCTGTTGCATTTAAGTCATAGATTGCGTCAAACGCTGTTTGCAGTTGTTGGATTGGACCTTCTTCAACTTGTCCTACGCCACCTTCTGCAACTATTGCTGCACGTTCTTGTGCGTCAGTATTAGTAGCCATCATGTCAGATATGCGACGTAATACAGGGTTAACTGCCATAACCCTTTGACGTACTTCAGATGCTGCTTTAGATACGCTTGTTGCAATTGCCTGATCGGCGTTAGGGACATCTTTTACAAGACGTTTAACTATATTTTGAGCAGTATAGTTAACTTCTTCTGGCCCCTTTGTATTTGCAAGGGATAGTTCATCAGTTGCTCTAGCTCGTGCATTCTCACGATTTTCTGAAGGCAGTTTTTCAATTAATGGATTTAAAATCTGCATCCAGTCATCGCCGCTCAACTGTGCGCCTTGTAATGCTACACGCCTTGCAGCTGCTTGCACTTGATTGTTAGTGTTAAGGAATTGCTCTAACGTATTTTGCTTTACATGCCGAGCTACATCTCCAATAGTTACTTCACTATTAGGGAAGCGCATTCCAGCAAAAAACTCATTGAACTGTTGTTCATTGATGTCTTGTTTCTTTAAGTTGTTGAAAACATCAATGACAACTGGGTCATCAGCCTTTAGGTTACTAATTGCATCACGTAGGTCAGTCATTGAAACCTTGGGATTGCTTGACTCAGTACGTGCAGCTTCACCCTTCTTTGCTTCAGCCCGTGCTTTTAATTCACGATAGAACGATTGAGCAGCTGCGTCGTATGAATCAAAACTCATAGCCTTAGTTGGTCGTCGTCCAACTTCGGGCTTAAATCCCTTTAGTGTTGCATTAATAGATGCAGCAGTAATGCCATCAGGGTTTTGCTTGTTAGCGTTTAGTAAACGGGTTGCCATAGCCATCTGATCAGCTTGTGACATCCTACTGACCTTAGACCACACTTCCTTACTAACTACACCATTACCAATAAGAAGACTACGCAACGGAGTAATCGTGTAAGACATTTCCTTAGTGCGCTTGACGATTGCTTCTTTTTGAATAGGGTCAATTAAAATACCTTGAGATTCAAGCCTTTCAATATGCTTGTTAATTCGAGACTCAAGCCTTGACCCGGAACGCCAGCCTTGAATGATTTCTAAACTACGAACATTGACGTTGTTAGTTTCAGCACGTGTTGCTGCACGACCACTGAAGTGAACAGCAGTATATGCGTCAGACGCAATGTTTACTGGGCGGTCACCAGCATGCCATTCCATAACAGCATCAATCATGTGATTGATTTTATTGATTGTGTTTAAGTCAGCACCATCAATATCAATCGTCATAATTGCTGACGCTATACGTTCCTTATGCTCTGGTGTTATGTAGTCATCGTTTAGTAAATTAAGAATAGCATCGTGAGCTAACTGCGGAGTAAGGTCGCGTGTTTTAGCAACAAACGTTACATTGTCACGTACTCCAGCAATAGTTGCATTTTTACGCAATGTTTCTGTTGCACTACGCAACATTACTTGAGATGTATGATCAGGTGCTAACCCATCAAAGTCTGGAGTTGTGTCAACAACTTCAGTGTCAGTCTTAGGTGCTTCTGGCTCAATAACAGCAGGACGATTTGGTATAGGTGCATCTAAATCAGCCACAGACGCAAGACGTGTAATGTTCTGTTGGTCATATCCTAGATGTGGTTGTATCTCCGGAATAAGTGTTTCTGGGTGAACAAGTACAGTCTTACCGCCTTGCTCTCCTATGATTCCGGGAAGCTGGTTTTCAATCTTTACGTGTACTCCGTGGTGATCAACATCTACTACTACGCCACGTTGAATCCCCTGTTGTGCAGCACGGCTAACACGACTTGTTTCTCCCTTTTCATTTACAGGAGATGCAAATCTAACAACGTCTCCCGGACGTATAGGGGTGTCGGTATAACCGTAGTTGTAATCAACTAGTGTTTCATCGGGTGTTCCAGTACGTGATTCTTTTGCAAGAAACTCATGTACGATATCTTCGTACTTCTGGTCAACTTTATCTAAGTCGTCACCACGCTGTCGCGCTTCAGCTAAATCACGTTGGTAATCATTAATGATTCCACGTAATTTTTTGCGGTCACCTGCATTAATTAAAACTTTGCGCTCACCACCTTGAGTGCCAGTCAAATTAATGTCAATGAAATTTACTTCTGAATCAGGTTTAGCTGCAAGCCTAGCTTGTTGTAAAGGTGATTCAGAATAAGCAGTTCCTGCGTATGTACCTTGACGAATTTCAGTAGGAGGTAAAACTTCCGATCGTGGATTTGGATCAGATAATTTAGGGACTTTAATTATTCCACCAGTTGGCAATTGATAGGTATTAAAACCAGAATCTGGAACTCCAATTCGTGGTCTATCCGAGTGAATTAAACGTGCAGGAATAGTTCCTTTTGCACCTTCGGTTGTGCTTGCGCCAGTGTAAACAACGGAAGGGAATTCACTACGGTCAACGTTAGCAAATGACGTATCAGAATAAGTAATGCCACGACCTTCGTTTTGCATAGAAGGTACACCAAATGCTTCAGCAACAGTATCTAACTGAGTTGTAATTCCATCTCGTACACTTTCTGGTGCTGTACGCATGATTTCATTACGACTAGCCGTATACGTTACACGTGGCCCACCATCACCCATACCAGCGACAGAACGCTCTACAATAAAACCACCACGGTCGAAACCACGAACTACATACTCGTACACACGATCTCGCAATCGTTGTGTCCAAGATATGCGAGCCATATCTTCCTTATTAAAACGATCAATACCAGACATGTAACTCTCACGAGGTAATGCAGCAGAAGTAACTTCCATTGACTCTGGTGTGAGTGTGTGAGTTGTTGGCGATGACGTATCGTCAGTCATATATACGCCTGATAAGTCTGGCTTGTATAACGCTAACTTTGGCCCCTCATCTGTTTGAATGACCATAGATGGGAAAGGTATAGCTTTTTTGCGCTTACCGGCTTCGGTTGCAACTGCGCTTGCTGGAGCAACTTCTTGCTTTAATAATGCAAGTTGATTTTTTTCATGCATGTTAACTAACATCTTTCGTCCAGCTGAGGACAAAGGCATTAAGTCAACATGTATATTCTCACCAGATGCAACACGTTGTGGTTGAGGGTATTCCATACCTTGCCCAACACGTGGCTTTCCAGTAGTTTCGCGCACTTGACGTAAAACATTGTTGTTTAACGTAGGAAGAAATCCCTGTGCAATTTCGTTAGACTCACGCAAGTTATCTAAATCTGCTACAGATTTTATTTTTGCTCCCGGAGTTTCCTCCTGATGCCGCAAACTTACATAGGCAAGTGCTTCATCTGGAGACAAACCGGCGTTTTCAACTAAATGTGTAAGTATTGGCGAGGATTTAAAAACATTATTTTGCAAACGCCTCAGCTGTGTATTAGCGTCGTATCTGGCTTGTGCTCCAACAGACAGCTCATGTTGATATCTATTAAACTTACCCATTAATGAACGCTGTGGTGCTAAGTTGTACAACCCGCCAGCAAGTGCGCCAATAAGATGTCCTGTGTCAACTGGTTGAAAGTCTGTTTGTTTACGATCAACTAAGTTGAGTACAGGATTTAAATATCCTGCAGCTGCAGCATTTTGAGTAAGAGGAGCAGCAGCTCCAGCAGCAACATTAAACGCAGTTGCACTTAAACCTTGAGCTGTTGGTGCAATAGCGTTTAATGCTTGATACTTTGGTGTTAAAAATACATTACTAGCTGCAGGTGGGAACATTGATTTAGCAGCAGATGCAGAGCCTTGAACTGCTTTAATTTCGTTTTGAGCAAGCCCTAATGCTTTTTTGAAATTACCACTACTTAATGCAGCTTTTGTGCCAAACTGAGCCATACCAATAGTAAGGCCAGCAATGTCCATCAACCCTTGAGCAGCCGGAGCCATCTCCTGCGCCATTGCCAAGTTTTCTTCATTCTGACGACCCATTTCGCCAGATGCACGTCGCATTGCTCCTAATGGATTACCTATAGCATTTAATATAGGATTACCAGTAATAGTTTCTGCTACTTGGCCACCAATTAATCCTATTCCATGTAATGCCGATATAACTTTAGGACTAGCTCCAATTGCTGCTGCTGCCTTTGGGATTGCAGCTCCGGTAGCCATCATACCTAGAACTTGAGGTGCAGTATTAGCAGCAATGTATCCACCTGCTTCTAATGCATTAGCAGGGCCTGTAAACCCACCGATGCCACTACCAACGGTAGCTGCAATACCTTCTGGGGTAGAGGTGTCATTAAACCTATTAGCTACTGCTGATTGCGCTAATTTAGTAATTTGATCTTCTTTTTCACGTGCTGCTAATATTTGTTCGGGTGATTGTCCAGTTACCGTGTCAATGATGGAACGCATGCCAAACTGGCGATCCATCTCGGTAGCAAAGTTTTGAATGTCAGCAGCTTGTGCAGCTACGCCCTTGTAAGCACCACGTGCAATTTCTGGTATAGATTTACGGTTATAGGTTCCACGAGTAGCAGCACCTAAATAATCAAGTACTTTTTGCTGATCTCCGCGCTTATCAATATTTGCAGATTCTTTTTCAAGATAGTTACGTTGCTTAAACCGTTGCTCAAGAACCTCATCAATAGGCCTGTCAAAGTTATATGTGCCATCTTTAATAAACGCACTACGCATAAGTGTACGTTCTTCATTAGTGGCTGCATCTCTAAATGTGACAGGCTTACCGCCAACCGTAACAGGGCGAGAACTTAACTCTTTAACTATAGAGTTGTATTTAGTTAAGCGTTGCCTGTGAGCACCTTGATCAATAACACCTTGTCGTAAAGCCTCATTTAAAATAGCCCTAGTGACATCTTGACCATTAGAGTCTCGTCGGACAACAGCAGCATAGTCACTGTTCGTTCGTTTAGGCTTGGATGCAATTGTGTCAAACTGCGTTACCCATTGCGTCAGTTTTTTCTTTTCGCCAGTAGCTGCAGGGTTTAGTTTTGTGTTTGATTTTGAAACACCTGTATATACTGTTTCGTACTTTTTTGTTTTTGGGTTGTAACGCTGAATTGCACCCTGTGCCATATCGGTCTCCTACCTATTCACCTGCACCTGCACGTCCACCAGCACCAGCATCGGAAGTAACCTCTGGTACTACAACATTATCATAAAGCGTTTGTAAGCCGGGAGTCTGATTAAACACCCTGCGGAATTTCACCGTATTTGTATTTAAATGATTCATTGCAGTATTAGTGTCACCACTCATAGCAGCTCGTAAGAAATCAGAACGTCCATTGTTAATACTTGCCAAAAGACCACGAAGTGCTGATAGTTGTGTGTCAATTTGTGTCATACGACCACTGGTCTGTACAGCATTTCCTCTACCCGGTAATGGCAATGACTTTTTCTGTGCTTCCAACGTTTTGATAGCACTATTAATATGACCAACTGTATTAGTTCCGTTTGCGTCATTCCAAAGCCTATTGGCCTTAGATAACTTTTCAATAGGATCCATTTCTTTGCCAGTAGTTGTTTTAGGGTTGTTGAGATCATAAAGTTCCTTGCGTAGTTTTTGAACTTTAAGCGTTGCTTCTTTACCCTCTAACTGCCAAAGGCTACGTTCATGTTGTGCTTTAGCTGCAGCACGTTGTTCAGCTTTAGTTTTCAGTTCAATCTCTTGCTCGTCAGCACGAGCTTTACGAGCAGCTGAAGATTCACCCGCTAATCGCTCCATAACTTTAGGGTCAATGTATCCCTTATCTGCTAAACGACTAGCAACACGCGCAACGATATTAGGTGAATATTCTGCATAATCACCGACAAGGTTTTCATCAATAAACCGTTGGATTTCTGCTGGGTTTGCTACGTGAGAACGGTAATCACCTAACAATCCACTGAGGTCACCACCGTAAACCGTGTCTTTAAAATTCTTCGACCTAAACGTTCCACCACGTGATGCAAAATATGCATCAACTAATTTGTTAATAACTTCGTTTTGTTGCGGGTCTAAATCAGTATTGCTCCACTCACCTTGTGGTAACCCTTTAGCTAAACGTGTTCGCATTTCTGCTAAAGCAAGTAATGGATCAACAGGAGCAACTTTAGCAGGTACTGGTTGGTTAGGAGGCGTTAAACCAATACCCAAAAACGATTGTGCAGGTAACACACCAGTGTTTAAAACACTGTCTACTGGTGAACCCATTGCTATTCCGCCAGTAGGATCTAATGGACTTATTGCAGATGTAGATGTTGGTTTTAAATCTCCAGTCCCTACACCGGGGATAAGTTTAGCGTCTGGCTTTTGAGGGATATAAGGTTTGCGCACAAAACCTTGAGGCAAGGTGTATTCTGGAAGATTGTATTTATTGGCAACACTATCCCATTTAATTCCATAAGAAGTATCGTTAGCCGTGTCAGCCATAAATCCTTCACGTGCTGACTTGTAGTCTGACTCTGCTTTACTAAGTTCATCGTTAATTGCCTGTATGGCTGTTGGCGATAATCGTTTTCCGTTAGTTGCAAAATCGTTAATTCGTTTACGAATACCGATAACGGACTGATATGCTTTAGATAACGGAGACGTACGCCCCGTAATGTATGCATTGACAGCAGCATTTTTTTCTTCATCTGCTTTTGTTTGTGCACGTTCTCGATCGCCTTGAGCAAGTTGATCTAAATAAGCCTGTCTTGCACGATCAGCTTTAAGAAAATCAAATTGTTCACGTTGTTGTTTACGCGCTTCAGCTTTATCACCTAGCTCCATCATAAACTGAGCATTTTCTTTTTGGCGTTCAAGATTTTGCGTTGCAAACTGCTGACGCATTTGCTCAGATTGTTGTCTGCCCTGTTGTAATGCTTGTAAATAAGCAAGTAATGGAGTTGCGGTAGTCATGTTGATTATTTACCCTTACCTATAACTTAAAACCATTACGGTCGTAATTTAAAGTAATATTGCGTGGCTGAGCAAAACCTAAGTTAGAACCAATGTTTATTGGTTTTTGTTGCCCAAATACTGTTCCCGTAGCACCGGGTAAATAAGGATTATAAGACTGGCCATATCCGCCACCGTATGTTTGCATTGCCTTAATGCGAGCATCAGCTTCAGCTTGAGACATCTTCATCTGTTGATCAAACTGGCGACGTTGTGCTTGATCGGCTCGCATCCCACCAAGCATACTCATTAATGCAGATTGATCTCCTTGACGTGCAGCAAGTTGGTTATTGTATGTATTGCCAAGCTCCCCTGCCATAACGCCAAGTTCGTTGTATCCTTGTTGCATTCCGCCAAGCATACTCATCAATTGGTTTTGTGAGTCTTGGTAATTTTGACCAGCCATACTTGCTGCTGCAGCCATTCGAGCTGGAGCTTGCAATTCATACGCATTTGAAAAATCGCTTATGCTTTTATTGATAGCAGAACGATTGGTATTATTAATAGAGTTTTGCAATCCAACACGTGCGCCACCTTGTAAACCAGCTTTACTTGCCATCTCCGCACCAGCTGCACTTGCAGCCTGTGCATTGTTGTTAAGTATTTCATTAGCTGGGCCAAGGCCTTTAAAAATGTCCGTATTGGTTAGAGGTTTATTAGCTCCCTCAATAGCCATATCAGTCATCTTGTCATACATGGGCTGATACTTTTTATTACGCGCTTCTTGTTTATCCAGCATCGACTGAAAATAATTTAACTGTCTTCGCTTGGCGTTGTATGCAGATTTTTGTTGTTCTAGATATGGATTTCTATTTGGTTTAATAAGGTTGTTTAAAGCATAACTGACAGCCATGTCGGCTAATGGGCCACCAAAAGCGCCAGCAATCTTACCGCCTATAGCTCCACCAATTTGTCGATCGTTTGCCATTTTATATACCTATCCTATTAAACTACGGCTTTATCTAGTAAAGCAAGCCAACCATAACTACCAGATGCGTTCAAACAAGCAAGCCACGTAACAGTTTCATACTGCTTGGTCAATCCAGTCCAAGCAGAAAAATTCCAAAGCGCAGACGGAGAATCAACAGAGAAGGTTATTGTGTTTGCAGATGAATCCATTTTAGCTGCAATTATTCGCCGACCATAACAAGATGCTGCTTGTGGCAATGTTAAAACAAAACTACCTGTACTTGCATCACATATTGCTAATTGGTCAGCATATGTAATTGTACTAGCAGCTGTATATATAGTCTGCTGCATTTGATTAGCAGAATAAGGAACAGTTGGATTACCAACATAGGTTCGTATAGTCTGGATTAATCCAGAGACTCCCGGCCCATAAACTTTGTTTAAGGCTGGAGCACGACGTGTCCCAGATGATGATTCTGGTGTTGCAACTGGTCCGGGTATTGCCATTATGTTCTCGGTGTATTTCCTTCAGTAGTTGTTGCATGCAATGCAAACATGCGCCATGGATGTGCTGTACTGCCAGTCAAATTGATATTAAATGCCTGTGCATCAGCAGTACGCGAAATACTTCGCAGTGATACTACTTCATTAGTTGATGGATGCCAAGCATATATACCTGTAGTACTGTAGCCCTTAATGCTTGTAATACTCCAGTTAATATACATTTCAACAGCACCTTGATTGTCTATGTGCAACAATAATGAGTGTAACTTATTTGCACTGTAGTACATTGCACCTTCTGCAAATGTTTGACCATATTGCCGTGTGGAAATTTCCCACGCAATAGGCGTTGATGTTCTAGTTGTGTTTGCAGTAGAAGCATATACATTGTCAGACCAGCTTTCTAACTTGTATAGTTTTCCGTCTCTGCCACCAGCGTATAACTCTTGGGTATCATCTGCTGCTTCTAAGACAACTAAGCTTGTAAACCCAACTGGATTAATCCACGTAAACCAACCTTGGTTGCGATGGTCATAAACATATGTCCTACTATTAGCAGTAGTTGAAGTATCTGTTTGTGTAGGAGCCAACATAATAATGCGACGATCTTGACTTGCTACAACCACTTTAGAATACAACGATGGGCTGATGTAATTATTTGACTGAGTAGTAAAGTTTTGGCTGTTGATGTTTAACACACCTTCAAGTGCGAGTGACTTAGGCGTAAGCACAGTACTTTGCAATTCCATCAAACCGCTTGCTGTTAAGTAAACAAGTCGATTCATTACGGTTGCGTAGCCACGTTTAGCAACTAGACCAGCAGTACCTTGCTGCAGGAATCCTTGGCTTGCAAAGTTTTGTGGACTATCTCCCGTAAGGAGATAAGTACTCCGCTCTCGCATGATAACCATTGCAGCAGTAGTGCTGTTATCTCTAATCAATCCATCACCTTGCACGGTAATCATTGCTTGAATTTGTTCTTCATCAGTCTTGTTGCTGATGCTAAACTGAGTGCCTTTAATTGCAATCTCTGGATCAGTTACATCTGGAAGTAATGTTGTGTAAACACCATACTCATTACCGGGGTTAAGTAACCAACTTGCATAGATAGCATTTTTTTTACTAACAAATAGTCGTTGGTTATACGTGGCTACAACATCTGCACCTATAGGGAATTGATCTTTACCTGTACGCAACCTATATCCCAACGTACCCGGACCGTTGTCAAAAAATAGTGATGAGTCTTCAACTTGATCAGTTATTGTTAGATTAGTAGAGACACCTGAAGATGACGTAGTTAAACCTTTCCACACAGAACCAGATGAATAAACAGATCCAGTATCAAGGTCAATAAATCCAATCAGTTTTGGTTGAACTCCACCTGTTCGAGCATTGTTCCTATATATAAGACAATACTTGTAAACAGGCGTACTGCCGGTCAATCCATTTTTTAACTGTGTACATGTATATGGGATCGACAATGTCACGCTATTAATTGCAGAGGTGACAGTTACCTCGTTACTTAATTTAGAAGGAACAGTTTCAAATCCATTGCCACTTGGGACTTCAGGTGTTGGTGTAAATTGGTTAGCTCCAGTGGTAACTGCTGCTGAAAACTGGAAAGTAGTACCTATTAATGACGGATCGGTTGTAATCGTAAATGTTGTTGAACTTGGTATTGTCTTGACATAGTAGGTGGTTGTAGTTGATACACCACCTACAGTGCCTGTAAATGTCAGTGCAGACCCTACGCCTAAATAATGAGCAGCAGACGTAGTCAATACAGTTCCATTAATTGGAACTGTAAAGTTTACACTTGCCCAACTAGGTGCAGATGTCGTAGTCGGTAACGTGTAGGGTCTCCACAAACTAAATGTATATGTATAGATCGAGTCTGGAGTAAGAGATCCTTGGCGAACAACATTACCAAAACTAATTACCCATTCATTGTTATAAAACCCATTAAGGTCAAAATCGTTCTTGATGTAAATGGCTGCAACTTGCGCTCTGGCTGACGTAACAATTGGAAATAATGCCCATGTCAAAAATCCTTGATCTTTGTCATAGGTACATTGACCAGTAAAGTACATACTGTTTCCGTTACGAATACCTAAACTAAATGGCGGTACTGACTGATTAATCTTGTCACTAAATGCCGACGCAACACTTACTGATTGCACATTCCTTAAATCAACAGTAGCTTGATAATAGTTAGTAGTAACAGCAACGTTAGCTGAAAATATAAATACATTGCCAATTAACGTTTGATCTGTTGTTACTACAAATTGTGTTGGAGATGAAATACCTTTTACGTAATATGTCGTAGACGTAGATGTGCCACCTACGGTTGTAGTAAATAAAATAGCATTGCCAACATTTAATCCATGAGGAGATGTTGTAGTAATTGCCGCATTATTAATTGATGCCGTAAATTCTACTGTAGGCGTGATGTTGATTTTAACGTATTCGTTTTGAACGTAATCAACAAATGGGTTAGTAGGCAACACCTCATTAATAAACGTAGTGTTAGCTTGATTGGTGTTAATCTTAACAAGCCCTTTTGGGTCATCTTGTGTTTCTGATAACTGGAACCGACTGTTTACTGGGTGGCACGTAAAGTCGTCTAAGTAAACAAACGAGTCTCCACCTCTATTGAAACCAGCTTGCATGCGTACCTTTAGGCCGGTAAGGATTTTGTCATACAACCTAAAGTCAACAATGATCTGTATTTTTTGCCAGTCAGCAGAACTTTGTCCAGCTGCAATTTCTATAGTTGTTTGTAATACAGCTCCGGCAATTTCATTAGATGAGGAGAATGCACTTGTTGCCGTCTTCCAATATCCTTGAACCGTTACATCTAAATTGTTTTGGCTTACAAAATTTGTCAAGTCGTCTTGGTTATAAGCATAAAACGTCAATGCATACAAACCACTATTGTGTTGAGGGACTATATATGTTGCTCCAAGAGTTACACCCGGAGCAGTCAAAGTAACTGCAGCACCAGCAAGCGTTGAGTCAGTTGTAACAGTAAGCGTTGTTGTAGTAATTGATTTAACGTAATAGTTAGTTCCTGCAGTTAATCCAGCAACAGTTACTGTAAATTGAATAATTTGACCAACAACTAGATTGTGACCACCAGCAATGGTCAATGTTGACGACGAGGCTGTACCAGTAAAAGCTAATGGTGTTTCATCTTTAGTGACTAATACAGTTCTTACGTCAATATCTTGAAAGAAGAAATCCTGAGCTTGATCAATTTTTAAACAAAATCCTGATGCACCATCACGAGTTAAAATGTAGTTATCTGGGTTTTTAGCTGTTTTTGAAAATACATTGTAAGTAACGCCACCTACTGGATGTGATTGTGATGTAATGCGTTGCGTATCACTAGTATTGTAATTCCACTCACCAAAACCAGTAGCTGTACTAGAAGCTATTGCACCATTATTTAAAATGTTAGCTCCATCTGCTCGGACTACAAACGTACCTCCTGTTCCACCAGTTGGAGTTATAGCCGTTCCGCCAATTGACGCAGATATTTGAAAGCCTGTACTTGCTAAGCCAGTAGAAATGACGTAATAGGTCGTACCGGCAACAATATTAGTTACAGTAGAAGTCTGGAAAATTACTGGTTGATTTGCAATAAACCGACTGGATGCAGGTGTTACATAGGAAATAGTAGCAGTCCCTAACGTAACCGTAACACTGACAAACACAGTTGGCGGTGACCCAAAACTAGTAGTGTCAATTGCAGATTTATTGGTATTACTAAGTGCTCTTACAATAATAGATGTTGCTGTGGCAATAGGCGTGTACGGAGATACATCTACGAGTTGAGGAATAGATTCACCTTCAACAACATTGTCGTTCATACGTACGCGAAACAATGCCTGTGACCCACCAGCTACACCATAAATGTATTGACCGAATGAGGTCATGCGCACGTTTTCACTATTGCTAAAAGCAAAAGACGCACCAGTAGTACGATCTAAAATTTCAACAGGTTGATTATTGGACGTTCCGTAAGTAGTTGTGTCCCAATAATATAATTTGCCATTACAAGTAAATACAATCTTACTTTGCTGGCCATTGTCTTTTAGTGCAACAGTTTCCCAAATAGGTTGGGTCAATGCAAAGTTAGGGCTACCAGTAGTTGAGTGCCAACACGTATTCCACCCATTGCGCGGTTGTAACGTATTACCGTATATCTGCAGGTTGTCGAGTTTTTGAAAAAACCCTTCTTGCAGTTTATTTGGAGAATTGTATGTATCAAGTCCAGTAAATTTAGCATCGCCCAACGTAAATGCTTGCTGGTTATTTGTTACTAATCTTGAAGACATTATGTTTGCTCCTTAGTCCACGTAGATCCTAGCGTACCGGGGCGCGACCATGGATCAGTTGGTGTACTTGCTCTAGTATACGTGCTAGTAACAGTACCTTCTGGAACCCACAAACTACTGACCGTGCCGTCCTGTGTATATACAGATGTCACTGTGCCGGGACGTGTCCATAAATCAGTTGACACAGGTGGTGTTGTAGTGCTGCTACTTACACCACCTAGCCAGAACCCTAATATACTTCTGTATCCAGCTGCCATTATGCAGGATCACTTCCTGTAATAGGTACAGCTCCAGAGTCAGTCGTTAACGTGGATGTCCACGCTGTAGTAACGTCATCTTCGGCATACACAGTTAACGTAGTTGATGATGCTGTAAATTTATTACGCAAGATACGCAATGCACTTGTAACAGTACGTCCACCATCAGCGCCACCAGAAATAGTGCGTCCTAATACACGATCTGCAATTTCAGCAGTTGCATCCGCAGCTAAAGCATTTGCACCAATAGCATCTGTAGCAATAGCCGCGGCTGTAACTACGTTGGCTTGCATCTGATGAACGTTTGCCGCAATATGATTCTGGGCATTGATAACAACTTCATTGGTGGTTGGCGATGCAATCGTACGCACTACTCTTGCACCAAACGAGTCAGCCGTTGTGTAACTTGCGAGTAACGCATTCCATACCGCTTGTGCTGTTTGTGTAGAAGTAAGCGGAGCCGTATATGTAAACGTAGGCATAGCATTTTTAAGATACGTGCCAGCAAAACCAGCTGAAGAATATGCAGATATATTTGTGTTCCAAATGTCAGTAACAGATGGCGGGGCAGTATATGTAAATGATGCCATACGACTTGATACCTGAGCATCAACATTAGTTTTAAGTTGAAGTCCAATGGAGCTAGTAGTTGTTACAGCACTAGCTAATACATCCCAAACAGACACAGGAGTAATGTCATTAAATCCAGTAATGTTTGTTGTTTTAGCAAGAACAATATTAGTACCAGCTGTTAGTGTTCTTGTTGTTGCAGCCCATGTGTTTGACACCATGTTTCCTATAATGTTTCCAGCAGAACCAGCTGAGTACGAACCCGGTAGTGCAGTTGACCATGGATCTGCAGCCGATCCTGCTGCATTTAATTTAAATCCAGCTTGACCAGATGTATATGATCCCGGTAATGCCTCAGACCATACCTGTGTAGCAATAGATGCTGCGGTAGGAGGAGCTGTTGCAAGCGAGTAACCAGTCTTGTCAGATACGGTTCCTGCTGTAACTGCACCAGAAGCAAGAGATATCTGTCCAGCTCCTGTACCACTTGACAACAGAACGCTGGCTCCAATATCTCTTGCAGTTTGGTTAGTGCCATTTATCTGCAACGTGTTTACTGCACCAGCCGTATTAACTGAAAGCGGAAGCCCTCCTACAACACCAGCATTAAAGTTTGGTAGTGCAGTAATACCAAGCCGAACTGCATCCATTAAGTCAACGGCAATAAGTTGGTACTCAACAAATACAGGAGCAACGCCAGTACATTGAATACTGATTAACAACTGAGTTGAGTTAGCAACAGCAAACCTAGCGTCCGCAATTTGTATTTCGTATACTCCCGGAAAGTTTGTGGCATCTACTTCTCTAAACCGACATTTACTTGCTGTTGGTGCAGCAAATGTACCAAGCGTAGTAATTGTTTCAACGTTTGTAGCAGCACTTGTGTATGTGGTTGCTGTAGCTTCAAGGTCGGCAATCGTTGAGATAATCAAACCACTGGATGTACTTGTTAAAGCAGTCTTACCAGCACCAGTAGTAGAAGCAGAGTCCTGTAGAAATACACGCAGGATATTACTGGTAGCACCACGTTTAAGAATTTCTTTCATGCTAACCTCTCATACCACCAGAAATGCCGGGATGCACAATCATTCCGCCACCACTACTACCCGATGCAGTAAAGTCATCAATAAGCAACTGCATTGGGAACCAGTTTGTAGTAGTGTCTGTCCATGCTCCAGTTCCAGCCCTAGTTGTTAAATGAAAAGTGCCATCTGGTATGAATCCACTACTTACATCAACAGATGAAGATGGTTCAATGTACGTCATGCATCCAAGTGATGCAGAGATTGCCTCTACAACAATCCTGTAATCCGTATTAGGAGACAACGCGGTCAGTGTAGATTCATCAAAGTAATAATCATGTACTATCTGGTTATTTGTATTATATGCTTCAAAGTTATTGTATGTTCTGTCTTGCAATACAGTGTTTGATGAGTCTAGTAATTTAAGTGTCCATTGTGCAGCAGCATTTGTTGGCCCAATTCCCATACGTACACCAGCTACTTTAAAAGTAGTACATACGCTTGACGGTAACTTGAATTTTATTCCACGTTGGTTAGGTGTTGATCCACTATTCCATGAACCAATTGATGATGCTGTATACCCCAGTTTGTATTGCCGTGTAGCTGTCCCACAACCAAAGTTTGGTATATAAAAACTCGATGATTTAGCTTCTGGTACTCCATTAATTATGTTGTATGTATATGGAAATGCATTATTTGCACTACCCATACCAGTACCCATGGTTGTTCTAAATCTAAGCCGGTTAGTTGAGTTCCACGTACCAGAAAGAGCTTGTATTGCTAATGCATAATATTGACCACGCGTGATCGTTGCAGTGTTTGTGAGAGTCCACGACTCAACACTAAAGTCTGTAAAGTTAGTGCCATTTGTTGCTAAATCTACATAACCAATCCAGTTCTGTGAGGGAAGTCCACCAGTAAGGGTTACTGTATGCGTACCTGTACCAGCCGTTGCAAATGTTATAGCAGTACCACTTGGCGTAGCACCTACAGTTATAACTGTAGAAGATTGCGAAAGAACAAAGTATGTTGTGCCTGACGTTATAGCAGCTGGAAGAGCACCACCAGCATTAGTAAACACTACTGCCTGACCAACTGTGAGTGCCATAGATCCTGTAAACGTTCCGTTGACAGAAGTGGTAGTTGCAGTAAATGTAACTGTCGTTGATGCCGTAGTTGTAACAGTCTGCAGTCCAACCCTAGTAGTACCCGGTGTACCTGTTCTGACATCAACGTATGCTGTAACACGATCAATCACTGCATTTTCTTCAGCAAGCGCAATGTACGAAATAACATCTCCAACTGCTTGTATTTCTTTCGTAGTTGGGGAAGCAATTGACGAGTACATTGGGACTTCGGCTGGAACTAATGCACGTATCTTAGCCATTTAACTTAACCCATAAACCTTGTGGGTCATCAGAATTCAGAGTTGCTGAGATGTTGACATTACCACTCTTCATATATTCAATAAACAACAACGACCGCAATAACGCGCCCGATATATCATTTAGCATCTCTTCGGAATAGGCTTCTAGTTCTTCGAGTGATGGTGGGCCAAATGTTTTATCATCAAACTTGACTACCCAAGATTGATCAAAAACGACATCTTCCAATGTTATTGTGCGATTCATTTATTGCACCAGTTTGTTCATTTTAGATTCAATAAATTTATTCATCCATTGAACTGATCGCAATCCCAATGTTCCAATTAAAAACGAAAGACCAAGCAACTGACTATGCTTAGTCCATCCTAATTGCTCAGCTATTAATGGTGTCAAGTACAGCGCACTAAACGCACCAGCAGCAACAGTTACAACACCTTGTATTACAGAATTAATCTGCTTCCAATCAGTGCCAATCATTGCTCCAGCAAAACCTGCAGCAAGTTGATTCCAAT